CACAATTCTCAAAAACAAGAATTTCAATTACTTGCAAAAACATTTCAATTATTTCTACCACCAGTTTATCCATATAGCGTAGGTAATGTTAATCCTGCGATTAAACAACAGGACTTTGATGAGAGAATTGACATTATACCTGTTAGTGATCCAAGTATGTTTTCTATGTCACAGCGTATTGCAATGGCACAGACACAATTACAAATGGCACAGAGTGCTCCAGAAATTCACAATATCAGAGAAGCTTATCGTAGAATGTATGTTGCATTAAGAATTCCTAATATTGAACAGATTTTACCTGAACCACAACAACCACAGCCAATGGATCCCGGAATGGAAAATGCAAACTCAATGAGAAATTTACCTTTACAAGTTTTCCCTGGACAAGATCATATGGCACACATTAAAGCACATCAAATTTATATGAGTTCTAATTTAGTAAAAAATAATATGGCTGTATTAATGGTTTTACAGGCACACATACAGGATCATATTTCTGCCTTAGCAAATGAAGAAATACAAGCTAGTGCACAACAAAATTTACAAGAAGCACAGCAACAAGGTATTCAATTGAGTCCTGAAGAAGTAAAAGCAATACAAGTTGAATCACAAAATGCTATTGCAAAAAGAATTGTAGAACTAACTCAACAGTTAGTCGAGGAGGAAAAACAGATGATGCCTGATGCAGGTAAAGATCCGTTGGTAAATCTAAAAGAAGAAGAACTAAATATTAGAAAAGCGGATTTAATTAGAAGAACACAAGATGATCAAAATGATTCCACAATGGAAATTGCAAGATTAGCACAAAAAGATGAAATTGATAAAGAAAAAATTGAAGTTTCTAGAGAGAGAAATGCTATTAACATTGCAAAAAACATGTTAGGCTCATGACATGTCTATCAAAATACCAAAATTAGATACAAAAATTAAAAAAACTTCAAACACATCGGCATCAACAAGAAGATATAAAGCACCGACAAGGTCACAATTAATGAAAAAGTTTGCAAGTTTAAAAAAAGGTAATAGGGGAACAACTTTAGATAAAAATTTACAAGCAAAAATGATTAAAAATGTTCTTGCAAACACAAAAATTAAAAAAGTATGAACAAAAAACAGAAAAAAGTAAAAAAAGTTATGAAAGAATTTAAAGAAAAAAAATTAAATATTGGAAAATCAAAAAAAAAAGTAAAAAATCGCAAACAAGCGATAGCAATAGCCCTTTCCGAGGCAGGTATATCCAACAAAAAATAATGTCAGACCAAAAATTACAAAAATATATGACAGATTTAGACACTTTTTTACGTAGACCTTCATTAACTGATGAAGATAGAGTAATTTTAGCTACTGCAATGCTTTATACTACCAGAATTGTATATGAAGAAAATTATGGGCCTGAAATAGCAATTAATTTGATTGACACATTAGGCGGAAGCAAGGTACAGTATCAAAAACCTACAGTACATTAAGAGGTAAATATGATGAAAGACAAAAGTATAGATAAAGGACAGTTTCAAACGACTGATAAGTCTAAGGTGCCTTTTAAATTAGCACCAACTGATCCTCCAAAGTCTAAAACACAAGGACAGTATGCTGTTCAGGTTAAGAAAGTTCCTTTTAAGGGGGTATTCTAATGAAAGACATGATCATCAAGTTGTGGCACGACCACCCAAAGAAAAAATGGCTTGTAATCGGTGTTGTAATCGGTTGGGTAGCCGCTCAATACATCTAATAAATGTTATCAAAATTATTAGGCGGATCTTTAGTGGACACTGTCGGAAAAGTTATCGATAGTGTTCACACTAGTGAAGAGGAAAAACTAGCCGCCAGAAATAAACTCAAAGAACTCGAAAACGAAATCAATTCTAAACAAATGGATATTAACTTAGCTGATGCTAAGTCTACTGCTACAGGTATCGGTGGTATCATGCAGCGAAGTTGGCGCCCCCTAATCGGGATGTCCTGTGCCTTAGCGATATTGTGGGAATTCGTATTAAAACAATTTATTGTTTTTATCTTAGCTGCTTTCAGCATTCAACATAACCCACTTCCAGAGCTTGACATGTCGACTTTATTCCCGCTCGTCACAGCTTTACTCGGAATGTCTGGGCTCCGCTCTTGGGAAAAAAGTAAAAAACTTACCAAATGACCTGTTTACATGAAGAAACAAACTCAGGGTAGTGCTATTGAACATGTGGTCAAAAAGACTACAATAGGTAATGGTAGAATAAGCACTTCTACGATGAATAAACATAAACGAAGAAATTATAAAAAGTATAGAGGACAGGGCAGATGACTACAAAAAAGAAAAAAAGTAAAAGTAGGGTAAATGAAGCAGGTAATTATACTAAACCTGCTTTGAGAAAAAGAATATTTAACAGAATTAAAGCAGGATCAAAAGGCGGAAAACCAGGACAATGGAGTGCTAGGAAGGCTCAGATGACCGCAGTGGCTTATAAAAAAGCAGGTGGGGGATATAGAAATTAATGGCTATATCAAGATCTCAAATGCAACAACAAGTATCTAAGCCAGGTATGAAAAAGAAAAAAGATAAAATTATAAAGAAAGTTATTTCTGGTTTAAAAAAAGGATCTAAGGTTCATGCAAAACAAGCTAAAGTATTAAAAGGAGCACTAAGTGGCAGATCCAAAAAAGGGAACAGGTAAAAAACCAAAAGGCACAGGTAGAAGATTATACACAGATGAAAATCCAAAAGACACTGTTCGTATTAAATTCGCTACTCCAACTGATGCACGAAAGACGGTATCTAAAGTGCGAAAAGTTAAAAAACCATTTGCAAGAAAAATACAAATACTTACTGTTGGAGAACAAAGAGCTAAAGTTATGGGTAAGAACAAAGTTGCTAACATTTTTAAAAAAGGTAAAGAGAGTATAAGGAGGAGTCGTGGCGTTAAAAAAATCACAAAAAAGTCTTAAGGATTGGGGTAAACAAAAATGGCGTACAAAATCAGGTAAGCCATCTGGTAAAACAGGTGAAAGATATTTACCTGAAGCAGCTATCAAATCATTGACACCTGCTGAGTATGCAGCTACAACTAGAGCTAAAAGAAAAGGTACAAAGAAAGGAAAACAATTTGTTAAACAGCCTAAAAACATTGCTAAGAAAACTGCTAGGTTTAGATAAACCTAAAAAAGATGAACATGAAGAAAAGGAGAACTGGGGAATATGATTAAAATTACAGATTCACTTCGAGAAAGAGTACGTATCCATGAAGGTTGCGTTCTGGAGCCTTACCTCGATAGTTTAGGAAAATTAACTGTGGGCATCGGCCACCTCGTGCAACCGCATGAAAGAAAAAGATTTCAAGAGGGTGTAAAAATTACACAAGAAGAGGCAGACGAATTATTCGACATTGATTTAAATAGAGCCGCAGCAGGTGCTGATGATTTAATTTTAAAAAAAATAGGCAGTCATGATGATTTGCCTCAGTCAATTCAAGAAGTCTTGGTGGAAATGGTATTTCAACTAGGGGCTACAGGTGTCAAACAGTTCCGCAACATGTGGGCTAGTTTAAAAGAAAAAGATGGAGAAATGGCAGCCATGCACATGAAGGATTCACGTTGGCATAAACAAACAAAAAACAGATGTGAGTCACTTGCAAAGATTGTTGCTTCTGCAAAATGGACATAATTAAATTAGCAGATCATTTAAGAAAAACCTTGAAAGTAAAACAAAACGACATTAGTTTATATTTAACTTCAGGTGTTAAAGATTGGGAAGAATATAAACACATGGTAGGTAAATACCATGCTTACAACGAAATTTTAGGTGAGCTAAATTCGTTGCTAAAAAGAATGGAGCATGACGATGAAGGACTCGGCAATTGAGAAACTTCCTAAACCAACAGGTTGGAGGGTATTAGTACTCCCCTATAAAAGAAAAGAGAAAACTAAAGGCGGTATAATTCTAACTGATCAATCTTTAGAAGAATCACAAATAGCAAGTAGTATTGGTCTTGTTTTAAAGATAGGACCAGATGCATATAAAGAAAAAGAAAAATTTCCCAACGGTCCCTGGTGTAAAGAAAAAGATTGGGTGATTTTTGGTAAGTATGCAGGATCAAGAATTAAAATTGAAGATGGTGAAGTTAGATTAATGAATGATGATGAAATCTTAGGTGTCATAAATGATCCTGAGGATTTCCTAACCATGTAAGGAGGCTAACATGCAACAAGAAAATATGCCAAACGAAACTGTCGAGGTGACAGTTGATGAGACCAATAAAGCTATACAAACATCTGAACAAGAGCCAAATGTAGAAGTAAGTGAATCACCTACTGTTGATACAGAAGTAGAATCGAAATCAAAAGAAGATGAAACAGTTGAATATTCAGCTTCAGTAAAAAAAAGAATAGATAAATTAACAAAAAGATTAAGAGAAGCTGAAAGAAGAGAAGAGTCTGCTTTACAATATGCTCAAGGTGTTCAAAAAGAAGCTAATGACATTAAATCAAAATATGAAACTTTAGATAAAAATTATATAGATGAGTTTGGATCTAGAGTAAATAATCAATTAGATTTAGCAAAAAATAAATTAAAAAATGCAATTGCGACAAGAAATGTTGATCAACAAATAGAAGCTAATGAAGAAATAGCACGATTAACTATTGATTCTGAAAGAATTAAATATTCAAAACAATTGCAAGATCAAAAAAAACCTGAGGAAACGACACAAAATCAGGTTGAAAATCAAGTAAATCAACAAGTAAACAAACCTAAAGCTGATCCTAAAGCAATAGAATGGGCAGAAAGAAATGAATGGTTTGGTGAAGATGCTGTAATGACTGAAGCAGCAAAAGCAATTCATAAAAATTTAGTATTAGAAGAAAATGTTGATCCTTCTTCGGATTTATATTATGATAAACTTGATAAAAAAATTCGTGAATACTTCCCACAAAGATTTAATGACGGGGGAAGTCCAGAGGTAACAAAAGTCGCTCAGCCTGTAGCCTCTGCAACACGCACAAACAAAGCATCTGGGCGTAGGACAGTCAAGTTGTCCCCCTCCCAAGCCGCAATGGCTAAAAGATTAGGAGTTACACTTGAACAATATGCTAAATACGTGAAGGAGGCATAAATGGAAAAACAAAAACAAACAAATATTAAGACTTCACGCTCGAAAGAAACCCGTGAAAATACAGTTCGTAAAAGAGGTTGGGTTCCTCCGTCATCGCTACAAGCACCCGAGCCACCAGATGGTTTTCACCACAGGTGGGTCCGTTCTGAAATGCGTGGAATGTCTGATGATAAAAACATAATGGGCAGACTACGTTCAGGATATGAATTTGTTAGGGCAGATGAATATCCAGACAGATTTGATTTACCAAAATATGAAGATGGTAAATACAAAGGTGTTATAGGAGTTGGTGGCTTAATACTGATGAGATGTCCTATAGAAGTTAAACAAGATCGGGATGAATATTTCCGTCAACAAACACAAGGACAAAATGATTCGGTAGAAAATGATTTATTTCGTGACGAACACCCTAGTATGCCAATCCATGCGGATAGGCAAAGTAAGGTGACTTTTGGAGGCGGAAAAAAATAGTTTCCTTAAGTCGTTTATTAACAACTTAGACATAAGGAGTCCAAGATGGCAAATATAAATAGCTTGTTTGGTTTTCGTTCGGTTAAGAAAGTTGGTGCAGGATATAATGCTTCTGCACAAAACGAGTATGTAATTGCAAGTAACGAAACCAGTGCAATATTTCAGGGTGATCCAGTTGTGCTTAATGCAAACGGATCTATCTCCGTAGGGTCCACCAAGGGTGCTGAGTTGATAGGGGTATTTAACGGTTGTTTTTATACTGATCCAACCACACAAAAACCAACCTATTCAAATTATTATCCAGGTGCGATCGTAGCAGATGACATTGTAGCCAATGTTATCGATGATCCAAATGCACTTTTCGAAGTGAAAGTGGATGACACAAACGCAGGACAAGCCCAAGTAGGTAGCAACGCAAACATTGCAACTTACTCTGCGGGTTCAACAAAAGATGGTGTATCAAATGTTGTATTAGATGGTGGCTCATTCGCTACATCAAGTGCAGCAAATTTTAGAGTAGTGTCTTTATCAACTGATCCAGATAACAGTGATTATTCAGCAGCTAATGCTTCAATTATTGTTAAGATCAATAAGCACTCTTTAACTGATACAACAGGCGTATAAGGAGGTTAAATTATGGCTATATCAAGACAACAACTAGTTAAAGAACTAGAGCCAGGTTTGAACGCTTTATTCGGCCTGGAGTATGATAAATACGAAAACGAACATGCAGAAATCTTTGATCAAGAAACATCAGAGAGAGCTTTTGAAGAAGAAGTAATGCTAGTTGGTTTCGGTAATGCAAGAACAAAAGCTGAAGGAGCAGCGGTCACTTTTGATCAAGCTCAAGAAAGCTTTACTTCTCGTTATTCACACGAAACTATTGCTTTAGCATTTGCTATTACTGAAGAAGCTGTTGAAGATAATCTTTATGACAGACTTTCTGCAAGATATACACGTGCTTTAGCAAGATCAATGGCTTACACAAAGCAGATTAAAGCTGCTGATGTGTTAAACAATGCTTTTGCAGCATCAGGTGCAGCAGGTACAAATCCTGGTGGTGACGGCGTTTCACTTGTAAACGTAGCTCACCCAACATCTCTCGGTGGAACTTTCTCAAATAGAAATTCAACAGACGCTGACCTTAATGAAACTTCATTAGAACAGGCTCTTATTGACATTTCACAATTTATTGATGAAAGAGGATTATTGATTGCAACAAGAGGAAGAAAATTAATTATTCCTGTACAATTACAATTTGTTGCTGACAGAATCTTAAACTCACCAGGAAGAACAGGAACCGCTGACAATGACATTAATGCATTAAGAAACATGAACATGATCCCTGAGAGTTATGTAGTAAATCACTACTTAACAGATACAGATGGTTATTTCATTAAAACTGATGCACCAAATGGCTTTAAGCACTTTGTAAGAACTCCATTATCAACAGCTATGGAAGGTGACTTCGATACAGGTAATGTGAGATACAAAGCGAGAGAAAGATACAGCTTCGGCTTTTCAGATCCTCGTTGTGTATACGGCTCACAAGGTTCCTAGTGAACATATAGATATTCATATCTATTTCCTCCTTTTAAAGGGCGGTTGTCTTTGACTCCGCCCTTTTTTTATGTCATATTTAAATTTCTAGCATTCAAATTACACAAACTGGCTAGACAGACGATATAGAGATTGTGTAATTATGGTCTATATAACCAAGGAGGTTTATTATGGCAAATACAACTTTTGACGGACCAGTAAGATCGAAAAACGGTTTTATTAATTTAGGTCCAGATGCAGTTCCTGCTTTAACAGCAGCAACAGATTTAACAGTTGCTGATCATGCAGGTAGATTAGTAACAATGGATCCCGTAGGGACACCAACAGCAATAACAATACCTGCAATTAATTCTACAGCAGATAGTGCTATAGCAGGTCCAGGCAGCGATCCAAACAATCCAAACACAATTGGAACAACTTTTGAGATTTTATTCATTGATGATTTCACAGGAACAATAAAAACAGCCTCAACAGATGATAAATTTGTTGGTGGTGTCACTATTGGTATTGATGCATCCGTAGCAGGTAAACAGTTTATTCCCGCTGCAGCAAACAATGAAGTTAATCTTAATGGAGAGGCAGGAGCTTCTGTCGCAACTACAGGTGGTTTGAAAGGTTCTTACATTAAGTTTACTGCTATTGCAGCAAACCTATATTATGTATCAGGTGAACTCGTTGGTTCAGGAT